CAATGGTTTAGTTAACCATTTCGTGTTCTGGAGTAATCCGAACAGACCAAAGGGTGCCGCATGCCTGTGTGAAGGTGATGATGGTAATATATTCTCGCCGTATAAATATGACGTGGCTGGTTGGGCCACCAAATTGGGTTTTAGGTTGACGTGTGATTGGCACACTGACCCAAGGGATGTGAAATTTTGCGGCAGGTACGAGGGGGGGGGTAAGTTTGAAGATAAGGAGAGTCACTGTGATGTGACTAGAACTTTTTATAAACTCAACCTCTCATGTGGAATGAGGAGTGGGCTGGAGTTGAAGGGGCTGACACGTAGCAAGTTGTTGTCGGCATTCAGCACTGACCCCAATACGCCTGGAATAAGTACTGCAGTTTGGAGACTGTGGCATCACCACGGTTTTAAGGAGAAACGTAGTGAGATTTATAGCAAGGAGGACAGTAGGAAGATCAAAATGGCCGGGGGAGCAATCTACCCCGGTGTTGAACCGCCTCGGATTGGAGATGCGGCCTACATGAATATGGTGTCCCAAGGCCTTGATCCAGCGTATTTAAAGAATTATGATTTGGCAGTGAGGGCTAGCAAGGGTACGCCCAACATTCCGGTGTTTGACATGGAGAAGTCGAACAAGAAGTACAGGTTTGTTGAGGTGTGCCCCTTGAGTCGCTAGGCTTGGGGGCCCAGCTGAAAAACATATTTCGAACATGAACAACAATGGGAAGAAGAAGAAGATGGCGAAGGCTACCATGCCTAAGCAACAGAAACCTAAACCTAAGCCTAAGGCACAAGCGCGTGTGCAGAGTGCTATGGCTAAGATTGGCGCGGCGATTGGCGCTAACTTGGGATCTGGGAAGGGGAAGCTGACGGCTTACTCTTCTGGACATTTGTCTAGGCTTGTCGGGAGTGGCAGCTATTCCGTTGTGGAGAATTCAATCATGAAGACCAGTGGTCCTTTGCCTCAAGGTGAGGAAATACCCAAGTTTTCAACTTCTGGTCGTGGTACACGTATTGTGCATCGCGAATATGTGGGAGACATAATATCTAACGGTGCGGGGTTCACGTTGGCATCTTACGCATTGACACCGGTAAACTCGGTGTTATTTCCGTGGATGTCAACCATAGCCGCGCTCTACCAACAATACAAATTCAATGGAGCAGTCTTTGAGTTTAAGAGCATGTGTAGTGAGTATGCTGTTGGTGCGGCGTTGGGCACTGTTATTATGTCAACCAATTACAATGCCC